AAGTGGAAGTGATTTTTTCCGAAGGCTAGATGAACTGCGCAAGTTGCACGGGGAATCATTGACCGACGTGGCTGCGGTATGCGGCGTGTCGGCGCCGGCTGTTCATGGGTGGCGCAAGGGAGGGATGCCCAAGCTGGATAAGCTGCGCTTACTTGCCGACCACTACCGTTGCGATGTCGGCTATTTTCTTGGTCATCCGGGCATTAGAACTGTGCCCGCAGACGAGCCGGGCGTAGTGGTTTCAGGTTCTAACTCCGTCGTGCCTGTATCTTCGCCATCGCCCGTGGCCGAGTCGCCACCCTGCCCCGGATGCAGGACGCGCGACGGCGAGATCGCGTACTTGCGCGGAGTCGTCGCGGACCAGGCCGCCGCGCTCCGGGCCGTCACGGCCGGCGTCTGCCGCCACCCGCAGGGCGCCGAGGGGCCTACCGCCGGTGGCGGCGCCTTGCAGAAAACTGGATGACCGTTCGGCGCTAGTCGACAACAACCGCAGCCAAAGGCAAACCAACTATGCAAAAGTCGCATCTACTGGTCGCTGTCGTCGCGTCGGTCCTATGGTCAGAAGCGGCGCTCGCCGACCTGTTTACTCTCACGAATGGGGTGGTCGTGGCAGGCACGGTCGTATCTGGAATGGTGGCTCAAGTGGCGATTCGCGATGGCGACGGAACGATACGAACTATTCCGGTCTCCGCGTTTAATCCGCCAGACAGAGAGCGTCTGCCGTGGGACGCGGCCGGCATTTATGTCGCGTACGCGGAAGTGCGAGACGTGGCAAAAACGGCGATGGCGGAGAACGAGAAGCTCCTGTCTGAAATGACACTGTTGAAGGGCCATATGGAGAAGCTGTCCGCTGCCACGGAACGGCTGACGGCGGCGATGGCGGAACCCAAGCAGGGATCTGCGACGGCTTCCGCTCGGGAAGTCTCTCGCAGCGCAGGCTACGTCAACGTCGCATGGAAAGCCGAGATCCCGAACCAAGAACCAGAAGCGATCAAACGTGACGTGGTCTTTCGGTTCTTGGACGAAGACGGGTTCGTCGTGAAGTCAGAACGAGAATATGACGTCGTTTTGAGTCCGGGAGTAACCAAGGTCGCTCAAGTGACGATCATCAAGGCTGACGTCTACGATCAAGTGAAGACGTGCGACGTTCTGGTCGAGGAATAGCGACCCATTACTGCTTGATAAAAACACTCCACTTCGCCCCCTTGCAGGCCACCTGCAAGGGGGCTTTTTCGCGCCGTGGCAGAGTCCGCACCGTGACGCGCGCGGCAGGGTCCGCACGCTGCCGCCGCGGCACGGTTCGCACTCCGACGCCGTGGTTGGGTGCCCGGGCCGACGCCGCGGCAGTGTCCGCGCGCCGCCCCGGAATCCCGCGTTTTCCTTCGGAAAACAGCGCGTGGCGAGGTCCCGACCCTGCCCAAAATACGTTGTGACAACGCAAATGCGACAGTCTGTCGCATTTCCGTGCGCGCGCGCGCGCGCGAGGCTGGCCGCTTTTCCGACCCCCGGAAAATAGTCCGCACGCACGGCACGCAGGCGCGCGCGCAGGGATGGAAAGGAGGCAAGATGGGCGGCATCGCAACGCAGCATTGCAACGCGGCACGCCCCACGCCCATGAGAGCCCTACCCCACACCCCACACACTCGCTCGACATCGGCCCGGACGGGCCACGCCGGGCCGCGCGGTCCTGTCTCCCGCGCGCATCCCGCCGGTTCGCGCCGGTCCCTGCCCGGGGAGGACGCCATCGGCGCCTCGGGATTCCTTTTCGATTTCGGATCGCGGATTGCAGATCGCAGATTGGGGAACGCCGCATGAACTACACGCCTCCCGTGGAAATCGCCGCGTTCCTGGCCTGCGTCCTGTTCCTGGTCGCGTTGGCGAACCAGGTCGCGACCCTGTGGTACCGGATCAAGGGCAAGCCCACGCCCGCCGAAATGGCGTCGGCCTCCGCCACGCTCTCGGAGCGGATCGGGCGGATCGAGACCTGCATGGGCGCGTGCCAGTCGGACCACGGGCGGCGGCTGTCGAACCTGGAGTCGCACCAGGAGAACGCCCGCAAGCTGATCGCCGACGAGGTCGACAAGGTCTTCAACCGCGTCAACAACGTGGCCGACGAGTGCGCCAACATCCGCGGCGAGCTCACGGGCATCAACCGCCAACTCGAAAGGCTCGGCAAATGAGCGACATCGACTCCGACCTTTCCCAGGCCATCGTCACCGTGCTCAAGGAATGCGCCGGCAAGCCCCTGGCCGTCCGCCCGCTGACGACCTACGCGAACGGGTACAGCCGCGCGCTGGCCTCCGTCGCGGACGTGCAGCGCCACGTCGACGACCTGGAGCGCCGCGGCTACCTGCGGCGCGTGGCCGACCGCTTCAACCCGTCCAACCTCTCCTGGACCCTCACCGAAGCCGGCCAAGCCCTTTAGCCTTTAGCCTTCAGCCTTCATCCTTTCCCATGAACCAGAAACCCTCCCCCCTCGCGGCCCTGGCCGCGATCACCCCCGAGCAGGCGGACGAGCTCTTCGACCGCCTGCGCACCGCGCCGTACTACGCGGCCGTGGCGTGGGTGGCGGAGACGTGGGGGATGAGCGTCTCCATTTCGGGACTGCGCCGCTGGTGGCTGCGCGAGAGCTCGGCCCGGGCGAGGGCCGACCTGCGCGCCGCGATCCGCGCCTCCGAGCAGTTCGACAAGGACCTCGACGCCCGGGCGCTCGACCAGCGCGCGGCCCACGCGATGCGCGCCAAGTTCTGGCAGGCGGTGACCTCCGGCGACAAGAAGGCCACGCTCGACTTCGGCGCGGCGGTCCTGGACTACAACGCGGACGGCCGCGACGACGAGAAGCTCCAGCGCGTGCTGGCCGCGGAGCGGGAACGCGACGCCGCCAAGGCCGAGGCGTCCGCGCTGCGGGCCCGCGTCTCCGAGCTGGAGGCCGCGCTGGCCGCGGCGGGCCGCGACTCCGCCGCGGACCCCAAGGCCGTCATGGCCGAGGTGGACCGCATCCTGGGGAGGAAGACGGCATGAGCGCCACCGCCACAGCCGCGGCAGCCGCGGGCTCCTACTTCCTCCCGTACCAGGACCGCTGGATCGCCGACGAGGCGCGGCTCAAGATCGCGGAGAAGTCCCGCCGCGTGGGCTTCACCTACGCGAGCAGCTACCGCATGTTCAAGAAGTGCATGGAGCGCGGCGACGGGTACATCCAATGGGTGTCGAGCCGCGACCAGTTCACCGCCCAGGAGCTGATCCGGGACTACGTCGCCCGCTGGTGCCGCCTGGCCAACGTCGCCGCCAAGGGGATGCACGGCGACAACGTGCAGGTCTTCGACACCGCGCGGGACATCCGCGCCTTCGTGTGCCAGTTCCCGAACGGCGCGCGCATCGTCTCCCTGGCCAGCACGCCGGAAGTCTTCGCGGGCAAGGGCGGCGACGTGTTCCTCGACGAGGTGGACCTGCACAAGGATTCCGGGCGCCTGGTGGACATGGCGCTGCCCTGCGTCACCTGGGGCGGGCAGCTCGAAATGGTCAGCGCCTACCGCGTGGACGGCTCCGCCAAGACGCCCTTCGCGCAGATGGTCGCCGAGGCCAAGAACGGCAACAAGCAGGGCGCGTCCCTGCACCGCGTGACGATCCACGACGCGGTGGCCGAAGGCATCGTCGAAAAGATAAACGAGGCCAGCGGGCAAACGATGACGCGCGAGGCGTTCGTCGTCCGCATGCGCGGGCTCTGCCGCACGCTGGCCGCGTGGATGAGCCAGTACGAGTGCGTCCCCCAGGACGCCGGCGGGCGGCTGCTGCCCTTCGCCGAGATCGCCGCCTGCGAGATGGACGCCGTGGAACTCGCCGCGCTGCTCGCGGCCAACCCGAAGGCGCCGCGCTTCGCGGGCTACGACGTCGCCCGGCGCGTCCACGCCTGCGCCTGGCACGAGTACGCGCAGGTCGGCGTCACGCTCTTCCTCGCCCGGCGCGAAGTCTTCCGCGACATGAAGTTCGACGACCAGGAGAACTGGATCCGCTCCCGGCTGGAGGACAAGGCCCAGCCCCGGATCGCCCGCATGGCCATCGACGCGACGGGCCTCGGCATGCACATGGCCGAACGGCTTTCCGGGGACTACCCCGGGCGGGTCGACGCCGTGAACCTCGAAAGCCACCGCCGCCACGAGCTCTGCCTGATGCTGGCCGACCGCGTGCAGCGCCGCCAGGTCGCGTTCCCGCCGGACGACCAGCTCCGCGCGGACCTCAACGCGCCGCTCAAGACCGTCGCCGCCAACGGGGCGCTGCGGATCGAGGTGCCCAGCTTCTCCTCGGCGGACGGCGAGGTCTCGCACGCCGACGAGTTCATGGCCGCCGTGCTCGCGCTGAGCGCGGCGGATTCCGCCCCCGCCGGCGCGCCCCCCACCGTCGCCCGCTGCGCCTCCGTCCGCCGCCACGCGGCGCGCGAGGCCCGCCGCAACCGGAGCATGGCAGCATGAGCGCCCCCGCCCACAACAACCGCATGCTCCGCAACGCCAACACCTGGCGGCAGCAGTACGACGCGCTCCGCTGGCTCGACGTGCCGCGCGCCGTGCGCCTCCTGGAGCAGGAGCGCCGCGGCATCCACGCCGAGACGCAGTACACCTACGACCTCGTGGACAGCGTGGACCCCGACATGCTGGCCCTCATCCAGCTCCGCCTCGCCGCGATCAAGCGGCTCAAGTGGCGCGTCGCCTGCGCGGCGGAGGACACCGCCGGGTTCGACAAGGTCCTCGCCGACGAGCAGGAGGAGGCGCTCCGCGCGCTCTACGACCGCATGCGGAACCTCGTCGCCGCCACGGCCGACCTCGCGCTCGCCACCTTCCGCGGCTACTCGGTCCTGCAGATCCGGCGCGACTCCGCGGGCGACCCTGTCTCGATCTGCCCGCTCGACCGCTGGCTGTTCGCCAGGGACGGCATGCGCGGCGACTGGTGGTGGAACCCCACCGCGCAGACGCTCGCCGGCCGGTCCCTGCCCGAGGCCGACCGCCTCGGCGGACCCGAGCTGCCGCTCGCGGACTTCGTGCTGCGCGAGGTGCCGTTCGCCGTGGACCGCGTGGCGCTCCTGGCCAGCGTCCGCAGCTCGACCGTCGAGAAGGACTGGGACGCCTGGTGCGAGATGTACGGGCTCCATCCCTCCATCGTCACCGAGCCGCCCAACGCCAAGCCGGAGGACCGCCCCTCCTACGACGCCGCCGCGCGCGCCTTCAGCGACGGGCAGGGCGGGACGCTCCCCAACGGCGCCGCCGTCGTCTTCCCCAACTCCGTCACGGTGGACGCCCCGTTCGAGAAGCGCGCGGAGTACCTCACGCGGAAGAAGGTGCTGGCCGGCACCAGCGGCATGCTGACGATGCTGGCCGAGTCCGGCTCCGGAACGCTCGCGGGCGGCGCGCACCAGGACACGTTCGACTCGCTGGCCGAGGCCGAGGCCGCGGAGATCTCCGAGCTGCTCCAGCGCTCGATCGACGCGCCTTTCCTCACCGCCCGCTTCGCCGGGCGCCCGGTCCTCGCCTGGTTCGAGCTGCAGCCCCACCGCAAGAAGGACCCCGACAAGGTGGCCGACCGCGTCGCCAAGGTAGCCGCGCACTACGACTTCGACGCCGACGAGCTGACCGAGGAGCTCGGCCTCACCGTCACGCCGAAGGCGGTTGTCCCCGGGGGCGCGGGCGTCCCGCCCGCTCCCTCCCCGTTGGGCCTGGCCTTCGCCAACGGCGCCACGCTGCGCGCCGCCGTCAACAGCCGCGCGACCGCGCCCGCTCCGGCGGACGTCCCGGATCCCGACGACTTGGAGGGCGCGGCGGTCGAAGCGCTGGCCGAGGCCCGGGCCGAGGGACTCGCGCCCGTCGTCGAGCGGCTCCTGGACGCGCTGTCCAAGACCGATCCCGAGTCGCTCCGCAAAAGCCTCGCCTCGCTGCTGGCCGACCTGCCCCGCCTCGCGGAAGCGGCCGGCGCCGGCGCTGAGGCGGACGCCGAGCTCGTGGAGCGCATCCTCTCCGACGCCGTCGGGGCCGGCCACGCCGACGCCGCCAAGAAGGGAGCCACGCCGTGAGCGAAGCAATCCAACCCCCCTTCCGCGCCGTCGCCGTCCGCCAGGGCGAGTACCCCACCGTCCTCACGGACGACGCCGGCAAGGAACGCACCGTCGTGCAGGTGGTCGATGCCGAGGCCGTCGCCGCCATCCTCGCGGCCTACGCCGCCGATCCCCGGCCGCTGCTGGTCGACGGCGACCACAGGGCGGACAAGGGCGGATCCACCGAGGCCTACGCCTGGGCGTCGGAGCTGCGCGGGGAACAGGGCGGCATCTCCGTCCTGCTCGAACCCACGGACATCGGCGCGCCCGCCATCGCCACCAAGCGCTACCGCTACCCGTCGCCCGTCTTCGAGCAGGCCGACCTGCAGTGGCTCGACGCCGCGCAGACCCGTGCCCGCCCGCTGCGGCTGGCCCGGCTGGGCCTGACCAACCTTCCCAACATGGATCTCCCCGCGCTGGTCAACAGCGCAGCCACGCGCGCCGGCCGGGCGCCGCAACCCACAACCCCCCAAGAAGGTACCCCCAGCATGGACTACAAAGCCAAGCTGCTCGCGGCGCTGGGCCTGCCGGCCGAAGCGACCGACGAGGAGATCGACGCCAGGCTCGCCGAGGTGGAGGCCGCCAAGGCCGACGCCGACGCCGACGCCGCCGTCAACGCCGCCGGCATCCCCGACGAGGCCAAGCCCGACGCCAAAAAGGCCTGCCTTGCCGCCCCCGCGGCGACCAACGCCGTCCTCGGCGCCTTGAAGGCCGCCTGCAACGCCGTTGCAAGCCGGGCCGCCAAGCCCGCACCCAAGCAGCCGCAGCGCGTGCTGCTCAACTCCGACGGCCGCCAGCCCCGGCCCGGCGCCGCCGACACGGCCCGGCTGCGCCAGGCCGCGCTCAACGCCCACGCGGCCGCCAACCCCGGCCTGTCCCGCGACGCGGCCTACAACGCCGTCCGCGCCACCCACCCCGAGCTGTTCTAGCCCCATCCGCTAGCGCAGTCCCGCAATCCCGCAATCCCGCAATAGGAAGTTCCCATGTCCAATCGCATCATCGCGGCCACCATGGCCGGAGACCTCGCGGCCGTCAAGGGCCGCTTCGTCAAGCTGACGGCCGGCGCCGTCGTGCTCTGCACCGACAACCTCGACGTCGCCATCGGCGTCGTGGACCACGTCGTGCCCGGCACGCAGAACGTCGGCGTCGCCCTCAAGGGCGCGCAGACCGAGGTCCTCGTGGACGGCACCGTCAAGCGCCTCGCGCTCGGCACGATCGACACGAGCAACGACACCACCCAGTACGACGGCACCGCCGACACGCAGAAGCTCTGCCAGTTCCTGGCGGACGGCGCGGACGGCGAGTACGTCCCGGCCATCGTCCTCTAGCCGCCCCGCGCGGCCCCACCGACAACACCGCCAGAAAGGCACGCATCCATGCCCGCAAACCCCAGCTTGGTTCTCAACGACGGCCTCACCCAGTACGCGCAGTTCATCGCGCCGGACTGGAAGAAGGTCATGCAGGAGGCGCTCGGTCTCGCCCCGGTCGTCCCGACCGGCGCGATGGCCGGCCGCTACGCGAAGTTCAACAACCGCCAGGCGTTCCTGGTCCCCGACGCCCGCCGCGCAAGCGGCGGCGAGACGCAGACCGCGCAGTTCGCCGGCGAGATGGTGGACTTCATCCTCGACCCCAACGCGCTGCGCATCCCCATCGACCAGGAGATCGAGGTGCCCCTCGCGGGCGAAACCTCCACGCTCCTGGAGCAGGCAAAAACGCGCACGCTGCTCTCGCAGAGCGGCAACGCGTTCGCCGTCTCGGTGTTCGACACGGTCCTCGCCGCCGTCGCCGCCAAGGCCGGCAAGGGCGCGTGGGGCGACGCCTCCAAGGACCCCCTCGCGGAGCTGGAGGAGGCGTTCGACGAGATCGAGTCCAAGACGGGCCTGACGCCCAACGTCATCTCGATCAGCAAGCCCATGTGGCGGCTCTTGAAGCAGCACCCCAAGACGCTCGCCCGCTTCCCCGGCAAGTCGGCCGCCATCACGGCGCAGCTCGTGGCCGAGGAAATCGGCGACGGCGACCTCGCGATCGAGATCGTGTCCGGGCGCGGCTTCCGCTCCGCCAACATCGGCACCAAGGCGGCGACGACCACGCCCTTCATGGGCAACAGCGTCCTGGTCCACTACCGGGACGCGATGCCGACGCAGTTCTCTCCGGGCTTCGCCGCCACGCTGGCCATGGACTCCAACATGCTGGAAGGCATCTACGAGTACATGTCCGACGACGGGACCACCAAGTTCCTGCGCACCAAGTGGCGCGTGAAGACCGTCGTCCAGTCCGCGCTGCTCTGCTACCGCATCGACCTGACCTAACCGCCGCCCGGCACCGTCCGCGGCGGACGCAAGCCCGCCGCGGACGAACCCGAGCCAACACCCACCAAGGAACACGCAGCCCATGAAGAAGTTCTTGCTCCGCATCCAGACGCCCGCCGTCGCCGTCGCCATCCTGGCGATCTTCGCCTGCGCGCCGTCCGCCACCGCCCAGTCCGTGCCCCAGCGCGAAGTGGTCGACGTGGCCGTCAACGCCACCACGACCTGGACGATCCCGCACTACGCCAACGCGCGGATCCTCAGCGTCCAGCAGCTCAGCGCCGCGACCAACGGCGTCGCGATCACGGACGCCACGATCCAAGTCAAGCACCTGCTGATGGCCGGCACGAACACGCTGGCCACCAACACGCTGCTCGCCGCGGGGACCAACGCCGTCGTCTACGCGGGGTCCGCCCTGCCCGCCGCGTACGCCATCCCCGGCGACCAGGTCACCGTCAAGCTCTCCAACACGAACGCCGCCGGCAAGGTGGCCGTCGTCATCGGAGGCTATTAGGCATGGCCTGGCGCGCGTTGACCGAGGCCGACATCCGCTCCGTGCTGTCCGACTCCGAGATGGCCGCGCTCTCGCGCGCCGCCGGTCCGGACGGCGCCTCGGAGCGGATCGCCGCCCAGGTCGAGGCCGTCGTCGGCACGGTCCGGGGGCATGTCGCGGCCAACCCGCGCAACGCCCTCGGCCCCGCCGGCACGGTCCCGGACACGCTGCGCCAGGCCGCCCTCGCCATCCTCGCGGTGGACATCCCCGCCCAGATGGCCGGCCTCAATCTCGACCCCAAGGGCGTGCGCAAGGACGCCAAGCGCGACGCGCTCGCGCTCTTGCGGTCGGTGGCCGACAACAAGTTCGACATCGGGGAAGGCGCGGCCTCGTCCGCGCCCACCCCCCCCACGGCCTACGCCAAGCCGCGGGTCTCCACCCGCGACCGCCTGAAGGGGGTGCTGTGATGGGCGCCCTGACGGACCTCCAGCGCGCCGCGGCGGCCATCCTGGTTCAGGACGAGCAGCTCTCCGCCCCCGGCATCGTCGTCGTTTGCGTGGACAAGGCGTCCGCGCTGGCCGAGGTGATCGCCGCGATGGCGGGCGCCGGCATCCTGATCGCCGTCGGTCCCCCCGCCGCGCCCACGCCCCCCTGCGCCTACGCCAAGCCGCGCGTCTCCACCCGCGACCGCCTGAAGGGGGTGCTGTGATGGGCGCCCTGACGGACCTCCAGCGCGCCGCGACCGCCCTTCTGCGGGCGGACGAGCTGCTCCGCAACCCCGGCGTCGCGATCCTCGCCGTGGACAAGGGCGACGCGCTGCTCGCCGCCCTGGAGGCCATGGGCGCGGCCGGCATCCTGATCGCGGTGGGTCCCCCCAGCGCCACGTTCCGGGGGGACAGCTCCGTCGGCCCCGTCGCGGACGGCGGAGTCCGCCTCGCCGTGCAGGTCAGCGAGCCGGCCGGATCCGGTCGCGACCAGGCGCTGCCTTCCGCGATCGACGTGGCCGAGCGCGTCGCCTGGCTGCTGCACAACGCCAACCACGAAGGCGAAGCGGACGGACCCGCGCTCGCCGTCGACAGCGTCTCGCCCGTACCGGACGAAAGCGCCGTCGTGTACTCCGTCCTCTGCCGCGCCACCGTCGCCCTGACCGGAGACTTCTCCGAACCGGAACCGCAACCATGAACCACGACACTCCTTTGGCTATCGTCTTGGCCCCCGAATCCGCGCACGTCCTCGCCGCTCTCGCCCGCCGCTGGCGCGCTAGCCGCCGCCTCCAAATCCGCCGCGCAGCCTGACTTCATCCCCAAATCAGCAATCCGCAATCATCGATCGGAGTAATCCCCATGGCTCCTCCCCAACGATCCTCTTTAGTGCGCGGCCCCGGTGCCGTTCTTGTCGGCTCCGTCTGCGTGCACGACGCCGGCGGAATCGAGTCCGAGCTTCTGGTTGCCTCCGAAGAAGTCCAGTCGTCGCTGCACGGATCCGTCGAGCGGTTCATCAGCTCCCGATCCGGGACGACGACGCTCACCCCCACCGGCGAAATCAGCGCTGGCCTGGTATCGCTGCTGTGCCCGTGGCAGAGTCCTGACATCGGCGCATCTCTGTTCGGCGCGACCGACGTCGCCACGGTCATCCACAGCAAGGCCGGCGTCAAGTGCACATGGACGGCCACCGCCGTCGTCGGAGCCCCCGTGCTCCGCATGTCGGCGGCCCGAACCCATTTCAGCGGTCCACTCCAACTGCGGCATATGATCGGCTCCGGTTTGGACCCCCACGCAGCCAATGCGTTGGTCAAAGTGGAGTCCGCCGCCTATGTCGCCGCCACCTACCCGTTCGACGCGCGCACGATCAAGGCCGGCCCTGTCGTCGCCACGCACAACAGCGTCACGATCTCCACACAGGACGGCTGGGCTGTGGCCCCCTCCGCGCAAATCACCCCGGAATCTGTCGACGAAGCGGGCGAATACGACCTCGTGCTGCAGGGCGCCGCGTGCGTCGCCACCTGCACCCCGATGGGCATGTCCGAGGCCGCGCTCAAGACGCTGGTCAACCCCGAGCGGGCGCAGGGCGCCACGGTCCGCAGCGGGCACAACCTCGTCCTCACCCAGGCCGCGTCCGGACTCGTCGTCACCCTCTACGACGTCTCCGTCCTCGCCGGTCCCCTGCGCTGGGGCTCCGTCTCGATCCGCACCGGCCAGCTTGCCTTCGCGGCCAACCGCGTCCTGACGGCCGGCGTCCCCGGCGCCCTCTACAACGTCGCCTGGACCGATCCCGACACCCCGCCCGAGGAGCCGTGACCGTCGGCCGCAATCCGCAATCCGCGATCTGCAATCTAAAATGACGATCACCTGGCCAACCTCCGCGACGACCATCTGCCACGGCGCCACGCGCACCGTGGGGCAGGCGGCCGGCCCCGCGTCGCTCGACATCGACGTGGCGCCCGGCCTCCGCCGCCGCGCGTACCTGGAAGCGCCCGGCGTCGCGTACGAGCATGCCGGCAACGACGAGTGCGTCGTCGCCTTCCGCGTCCGCGTCGCATGCGCCAACGCCAGCGCCGCCGCGGCGCTCGCCGTCTCCGTCGCCGCGGACACCGCCCGCGTCGGCGCCCTCGGCATCGGCGGGCTCACCCTCGCCGACGCCGGCCTGCGCCGCTGCCGCCCCGTCGTCCAGGGGCTGGCCGTGCTGATCGACTACCAGTTCGCCGGCTACGCCACCCCCACCCCCGTCTAGGAGGATGCCCCATGCGCCGCGCAGCAACCCTCGTCGCCGCCCTTATCCTTTTGCCTTCGTCCTTTTGCCTTTCTTCCCCTCCCGCGTTGCGATGGACGGCGGACGTGGCGCGCCCCGCCCCCGCCGAGTGGACCCTGCTGCGCGGCGAGACCCGCCTGCTGCAGCCCACCGTGCAAGAGGGCCGCACGCCCCTTGCATGGCCGTCCAACACCGTCGCCACGCTCTACTGGCAGACCAACGGGATGGCCGCCGCCTGGTGGACGGTCCCCGCCTCGCTCGGCGCGTCCGCCGGCCAGCTCGGCGCCGTGTGGTCCGCAACCAACGACGTCGGCGCGTCGGCCTACGCGTTCTTCCTCGGCGCGGAGACTCCGGACGGCCGCACCTACAGCGCCCACGGCACCATCCGCTACCGCCACGGCCCCGGCGCGACGCCCAACGCGCTGCCGCTGCCCGTGGCCCGGCTGGACTTCGCCGCGCTGTCCGTGACCAACGCGCCGTGGGCCACGCCGGCCGCCCTGCATTCGGCCAGCAACGCGCTTGCGGAGGCCCTGCAGGACGCCGTCGCGCCCCTGTCCACGACGCAGGACCTGGCAGAGGCCATCGCGGCGATTCCCGAGGGCGTCACTCCTGGGCAGGTCGCCGCCGCGCTGACCAATGCCCACGACTACGCGGACGCCGCGGCGTCCAACGCGGTCGCGGCGGCGGCATCCGACCGACACGCATGGTCCGCGACCGGCGCCGTCATGCGCGCGACGGAGGCCGCCAGGCTGCGCGACGGCGACGGCGGCGTGGAGTGGGACGGGGGGACGAACTGGTGGACCGTCGCGATGACGGACGAGACGGTCGCCGTCGTGACGGCCGCCGACATCGAACCGGGGACGTCGGGGCCGTCGGAGGGCACCACGTTCTCCGCGTGGGAGTGGGACGATCCGAGCGCCACGTGGACGAGCACGGCCGGGACCTCGCCGTGGTACATGCAGTTGGCCGGATCGCCGGACGATGTGTTGCTGGCCACTAATCCGGTGGTGCAGACCGCCGAAATACTGCCCGATCCGCCAGGCTATTTCGTCTCGGCGGGATCGTTGCCTATCGTGCTGGAAGACATGAACGGCAGCGCGTCGACGATCTCGGTGCAGTGGAGGCAGGTGGCGGTGCGCGCGCCTCTGGCAACTATGCCCTACGTCGACGCGCGAGTCGCCGCCGCCTCGTGGCCCAGCATGGACGTCGCCACCAACCTGACGTGGACCACGACGATCAGCAACGGCCACTACATCGCCGTGGGAACCCCGGTGTCTCCATGAAGTACTTTCTCCCCCTCGCCATCCTCGCGGCGCTGTCCGCGCCCTGCCGCGCGCAGGTCGTCATGGATTTCCTGACCGTCGACCAGAACGGCGTAATCTCCCCGGCCGGGGCGGTCTCGACCATCGACTCGCTCGCGTCGGTGGCCGCGTCCAACGTGGCCACCGCCGTGCAGCTGGAGATCGTGGCGGCGACGACGGCGTCCGTCGCCGCGATGGTGTCCAACGTGACCGCCACGGTCGACGCGCTGGAGGGCGTGATGTACTGGGACGGATTCGTCCTGGACTACGGCGTCTCCGAGAGCGTGGCGGACACCAACTACGTTTCCCGCATCCTGCGGTTCGACCCCGCCGTCAGCAACGACGCGGGGTTCGTCTACTCCGACGTGTACTCCTATTTCTCGACGGTGCCGGAGGATCTGCCCGTCATCCGGTTCGCCTCGTCGCCGGACCGCGACGGGACATGGGACGAGGCCGCGCTGGCGGGGATCGCCGAGGACGAGGTGCTCGTCGGCGAAACCCTCTTCGAGTGCTTCCGCATGACGGTGGCGCACCCGCTCGCCTACACGTCGGCGTTCTTCCGCGTGGTGTCCGCGACCGTCTACAGCGACGCCGGCGCATTCCTGCCCGTGGAGAACGGCATCTCGCCGGGGGGGCGCGTCCCGCTGACCGGGACGTTCGCGGCCGGCACCAACGGCTTCACCTACGTGGGGGGGCTGCGTGTCAACCCTGCCGAATAGCGTCGCGGGCGCGGCCCTCGCGGCCCTGGTCCCCCTGGCGGTCCTGCTGATCGCGGCCGCCAAGTGCGGCGCGCGGCGCAGGGCGCTGCGCGGCGCGACCCACTGGCAGCGGGCGCTGGCGCTGGCCGCGTTCGCGGTCGTCGCCTCGTACGGCGGGGACAAGGGCGGCCCCGCGGTCCCCCCGCGCGCGGTGCAGTTGCTGACGGTGCTCCGGGACGGCACGCTCAAGGACCGGTCGGGCCGCGTCGCGAGCGGCGCGGCGGAGGCCGCGGTCGCGGCGTTCGGGGAACAGACCGCGGCGCTGGCCGCCGCCGCCGCGGAGGTCGCCGGGCGGGCGCAGGCGGACTGCGACGCGCTCGTGGCCCGCATGGCGACCAACGACTACTCGGTCGCCTACGTGCGGATGGAGCTGCCGCGCGGCACGTCCGTCGTAAGCAACCACAACATCATGGTCACCTGCGAGCGCACCGAACGCACGGCGAGCGACACGGTCGACCGGCTCGTGTGGTTCAGCGCCCCGCCGACCACCAACGTCGTGGTCCACGCGCGCTACCGCACGTCCGGCGGGCACGTCGGCACGCTGGCCCCGTCGACGAACTTCTGGCCGGCCACCGAGACGGTCGGAGGGGTGGAGTGCGTGCGCTACCGCTACGAGTTGCCGGCGGACGTCCGCGCGTACGCCCTGGTCCCCTCCTACGAGGTGGCGTTCGGCGGCCCGGAGCCGGGGCAGTACGTGTCCGTTCCGGAGAGCGGCGTCACGGTGCGGGTCGGGGCGGCCGAGCACCTGCCGTTCACGGGATGGGACGACTACGGGGACGGAGTTCGCGTACGAAGCGTCGGCGGCGTCGCCGTCGCCATCGAAATCGCCGGGACAACCTACGAGGGAGTGAATCCGCTATGAGGACGATGATCGCAGCCCTGTTGGCCGTCGCGGCGCTGTCCGCACCCTGCCGCGCCGACAAGCCGGCCGAGCCCGGCAGCCAGCCCGGCAAGGCGGAGATGAAGCGGTCGCCGAAGGTGGCGTCGCGCAGGATCGCGGGCGAGACCGTGCAGACGGTCTACGCGGACGGGACGACGGAAACGAAGCCGATCAAGCGCGTCGCGATGCCCGCCGGGGCGCACGCGGCCGTGCGCATGCTGGTCGCCCGCAAGGCTCTCTGCGACGCCGTGTTCGCGGCCGCCGATCTCGGCGCGGACGCGGGGCCGGACGCGCAGGCCGCCGCCTTGGGGGCCGCGGCCAAACAGGCCGGCAAAAAGGGCTCGGACTTGAACGACATCCTCAAGGGCGTCGGACTCCTCGCGGCGGGTGCCGCGGCGGGCGCCGCCGCGAACAACAAACCGAAAGCAGGCTAACCATGCCACGCAAGCACAACATCCACGCGGCGCTGTCCGCGCTCTGCATCGCCGCCGTCGTCGCCATGACCGGTTGCTCCACACTCACGCGCCTCGGCATCGGCGAGGACGCGACGGTCGCCGCCGTGCGGCTTGCGCTCACGCGCCAGGGCCTTGCCGGCGCCGTGACCGACGCGCAGGTCCGAGAGATCGCGAACGTCGTGAAGGCGAACGAGCGGCTGCAGCAGATCGGAGAGGAGGTCGCCGCGGACGCCCGCGTCCAGGCGAAGATCGACGAGTTGGTCGCCAAATACATGGAGGACGGCGCCGTCGTCGACCCCGCCGCCACCAACGAACCGATCCACGAGCTGGCCCTCACGGTCACGTCGCTGACGGCCGACACGGTCAAGTTCGACTGGGCTCCGAAAGTCTACGCGTGGCCGGTCAAGGTCGTCGGCGCCGAGTGCGACGCGGTCCTCGAAATGAGGCTCGCGAACGGCCAGGGCGGCAAGGTGGACTGGATCCGCAAAGGCGGACAGTCGAGCAAGGGCCTGGAAAACATCCACGACGGCTACGGCGTGTGGAAGACGCTCGGCGTTCCCGGATCGGGCGAGCCGGTGACGTTCCGATGGGTGTCCGTCGACGGCAAGCGGCGCAGCAACGACGCCGCGGCGGTGTGGCCGTGATCTCGCCCAGGGCAACAGACCGCGCGGCATCCGCCGCGATGGCCGCCGCGGTCGCGGCCTTGGTTTCCTTGGCGATGCAGTCGTGCTCCGGCTGCATCGGCGTCGTCGAGTGGGGCGACCCGGGCGACGGCGTCCCCGTCGAGTTTGCCGGGCCCGCCGCCGCGACCGAGCTCGAAGCCGCCCTGTACCCGGAGGCCACGCCATGACTCCCGCCGCATCCGCCGCGCTGCTCGCCCTCGCCCGCAAGATCGACGCCGCGCCGCTCGCCACGCTGTACCGGCTGACCCGCAACTACACGCTGCCCCCGTCGCCGCGCCTGCTGGAGATCACCGGCGGCCGCGACGTGTCCGTGACCGGCGACGCCGATCCCGGGCTGCGCATCCATCCCGACGGGAGCATGACGGTCTACGCCCCGTTCGCATGGGACGGCTGCAGCCCGCGCGCGGCGGTCCGCTTCATGGGCCGCGTCGTGATGACGGTCGGCACGCCCAACGGCCCGCGGCTGCCCGGCGGCATCCGCGCCGCCACGCGGGGCGGGATGCTCCACGACCGCGTCTGCTCGCTGGCCGAGAAGATCGCCGGGGTCCTCGGCATCCAGCCGTGGCGGGTCTACGCCGCGGCCGACCTGCTGATGCTCGACGTGGTCTCCGAGGATTGGTCGCCCCGCGCGGGGCGGTTCTACTACTGGTTCGTGTCCCGCTTCGGCGACGCCTACCGCTCCTTCGGCTGACCGTCCCCACTTCTGCCTTTTGCCTTCATCCTCCATCCTTTCCCCATGCCCTACGACCTGCCACGCGTCCCGCTCCCGACCGGTGCCTCCAGCTCCGACCTCGCGCGGCTGCCCTCGGAGCTCCGCCGCCAGGCGCTCTTCTCCGCGCGGCTCAACCGGCTGGAGCCCGTCGCGGAGATCGGCGCGTCCATCAAGGGCATCCTCGACGGCCAGCTGTCCGACTCCGAGGCGCGGACCAACATCCGCTCCGTCCTCGCCGCGACCGGCTACCGCCCCCCGGCAGGCCGGGAGGGCGGCCTGCTCGACCACACCAGCCGCACGCGCCTCGACCTGATCCTGACGCAGAACGTCCGCGCCGCGCGCGGCTACGGCAAGTGGGCCGCGGACATGGACCCCGACCTGCTCGACGTCTGGCCCGCCCAGGAGCTGGTCCGCGTGATGGCCCGCAAGGCCCCGCGCGGGGACTGGCAGACGCGGTGGGAGGAGGCGGGCGGGACGTTGGTCGAGGGGCGCATGGCGGCCCTCAAGACGAGCCCCGTGTGGGCGAGCCTCAGCCGCTTCGGCCAGCCCTTCCCCCCGTACGACTACGGCAGCGGCATGGGCGTCCGCGACGTCCGCCGCGACGAGGCCGAGCGCCTTGGGCTCATCGGCCCCGACGACACGCTCACCCCCGAGCCCGTCCCGTTCCCGGACATGGCCGAGGCCCGCATGCCGGACCTCGCCGGCATGGACGCGCTGCAAGCCTCCATCCTCAAGGTGTTCGGCGAGGGCGCGAGCTTCGACGGCGGCTCGCTGACGCTGGCTCCGAAGCTCGGCGTCCCCGCCACGGGCGACGCGGCGTCTCTGCGGCTCGGCCCGCTGGGCGCCGCGACCGTCAAGCCGGCGCCGCCGCTCGTCGGCCCGAAGGAGGCGCGCGGCCTGGTCTCCAGCGGCCAGGCCAACGCGAAGGCGCCGGACGGCACCGTGGTCCGGTTCTCCGGCGACGTCGAGGCCCACTGGCGCCGCAAGAAATACACCGACGCCGCGGTCGACGCGCGCCTCGCCCACATCCGCCACGCGTTCGCCGCCGTCCGCGAACCCCAGGAGGTCTGGGAACGCGAGGGATCCAGGTGGTACCTGCGGGAGTTCGAGCCCGGAGCGGACGGCAGGCGGCTGCGCATCCTCGTGCAGACCCGCGTCGACGGCGAGGCGTTGACGTGGATTCCCGTCAACCAGAAGCCCGGCTACTTCGAGCGGAAAAGAACGGGCACCCTCCTAACGAAGGAGGGCGCCCTATGAGCCTGGAAGAACGGACATCCCCGTCCCAGGCGCCCGGAGCCGCGCGCATCGGCGGATGCGCCCCGCGCGGTCGATTGGCGCATATCCTACCAAAGGCGCGGCCATGGACGCAATGAACATCCAGGTCAACGTCGACGCCCGCGCGGCCGTCGCGGTCCTGCGGGACGCCCGCGGCGTCATGCAGGCGCGCGAGGCCGCACACAAGGTCGCGGCCAGCGCGGTCGGCCGCCAGGTGCGCGGCTGGTTCCTCGACCGCAACGCGCGGTCGCAGACGTCCAACTACTGGAGCCGCGCCGCCGAGGCGACGACGGCGGAGTGGGACGCGGCCGGCGGCGCGGTCGTCGTGCGGCATCCCGGCGTCGGCTGGCACCTCCGGGGCGGCACGATCGTCCCCTCCGGCCGCGTCAGCCCGGCGACGGGCAAGCCCGTGACGACGCTCGCGATCCCGCTCAAGGGCCGCTCCGGCGAGGGCATCTGGCCACGCGAGCGCTTCCAGGACGACGCGGAAAAACCATTCGTCTGGCGCCGCAGCGGCAAGGCGTTCCTCGCCGTCCGCGAGGGCAACGCGCTGCGGCTCCTGTACCTGCTGGTCAAGTCCGTCTCCAAGGGCGAGGACCCGTCCGTCCTGCCGCCCGGCCCGGAGATGGCGGCCGAGGCCGCCCAAGCCGTCCTGCTCCTGGTCCGTCGCACGCTGCGTCAAAGAATGAAGGCCACATGAGCGAGGAAAACGTCAAGGTCAACATCGGGTCGTCGTCCGACCCCGCAGCGATCGACGCGACTATAAAGCGGCTCGAAACGCTGGAGGAAAAGGGCAAGGGCGCCGGCAAGGGCGCAATGGACGCCGGCAAGGGCCTCGGCATCCTGGGGCAGACTGCTGGCGCGGCCAGCGGCAGCCTGACCGGAATGATGAGCCTATTGGCCGGACTGGCGCAAAAATTCCCGGCGCTGGGTGCGCAAATCACCGTGTTGCTGGGAGCGTTCACGGCGTGGAAAGCTGCCGTGGACGCGGTCAACAAAACTCTTGCCGAGAACGCCGAGGAATCCCGCAAGGGAGCGGAAGCTCAGACGGCAGCCGAGGTGGACAAGATCACCAAGGCGTACGAGGACATGGTCTCGGCCTTGGACGACGTCAACGCGGCCATGGGTCGGACGCGCGAGATCGAAGCGGCGCGCAGGCAGGCCAACCGGGCCGACCAGGATGCAGCCTTGGAACTTGAGAAGCAGAAGGCGTTGTCGGCGGTTGCTCCGGGCGACGACATCGGGCGCCGTCGGGTGGAAGCGGAGTTCGACGCCCGCAGGTCGTCGCTTGATTCGGCGCGCGGTGGAGAAGATTCGTCGTCGAAAGCCGACGCTTTGCGTCGGCAGGCCGAGCAGGAGCGGATACGCGCGCGCATGGCAGACGAGCAGGCGACCGCGTTGATTCCGAAGCGCGGCGAGGTTATTCGCCAGGCGTCCGAGAAAAGCGCTGTGCAGCAGCGGGAGGCCGGAGCCTGGTGGCGGAACTCGGGGCAGTCCGACGACGTGTACAAGAAGTATCAGCCGGGCATCGACAAGCTGGTCGAGAAGATGGACTCTTTGACGGATGCCATCAAGTCCCAGCGCGAAACGGCGGCCAAGGCGCGGTCTGCGGCCGACGAGCTTGACCAGCTCGCAGAGATCGCTGGACGCGGCGCGGGCACGGCGCGAACCAAAGGCGCGGCCGCGCAGGTTGCGGCATCGCGCGCCGTGTCCGAGATCGATCACGACGCGGCCGACCGCGCGGCCAAGGCTCGCGCCCGGTCCGAGGCCGCCGCCGAGGCGGATCGCATTCGCGCCCAGCTGGGCGGAGTCGAAGTCTCCGTTGCCGCCGCCAAGCAGCGCGCCGCGTTCGAGGGCGCCGACGTGGACCGCGCGCAAGCCGCCTACGACAAGGCGGAGGATACGCCCGGCAAGTCCGGCCGGGCGGCCAGGAACCGCGAGTTGGAGGCGCTCCGCAAGGCCCTTGCAAGGGAGCAGCAGGAGGCACGCGATGCCATCGCCGCCGCCGCCCGGATCATCGAGGACGCGGCCAAGGCGACCAAGGATCTGCAGCAGCGCCTGCGCCAGGCGGAGAGCCGCGCCAAGACGTCGAGCTCCGACTCCGGGCAGGGGGATTGAGCGTGGCCTGGCAAGTCAAGATAGGCTCCGGTTCGCTTGCGGCCGCCGCGACCCTCGGCATCGAGGACGTCGCCCTGGACTATGCGTCCCGGTCCGCCGACTCGTGCGTGCTCACCGGATCCGCCGCCGTGCTCGACCCCACCTTCGGCGACGTTGTCGAAGTGTGGTGGGGCACGCCGGCCGTGCGCCGGTTCGTGGGCTCGATCGGTCCTTCCACGCGGATCGGCGCAGCCGACAGGCAGGTCCTCTGCCACGGCCTGTGGCACGACATGGAGCGCGTCGTCTACTGCCAGCGCTGGCGCATCTCGGTCGACGGCGCACTCCAGTGGGTCTACAGCTCCCGCGCCATCCTCGGGCAGGCCGAGACCGGAGACTGGCCCCGCCGCCAGAACGTGGGGCAGACCGTCGCCGCCGTCGTCGCGTACGCAGCCCTGCGCGGCGTCGCGATCCAGCTCGGGGCCTGCTCCGTCGACATGGTGCTTCCGCTCGACGAGGTGCGCGACGTCACATGCTCCGCCGCGATCGACCGCGTGCTGCGCTTCGCCCCGTCGCTTTGCTCGTGGTTCGATTACTCGACTACCCCGCCGACGCTGCACTTTGGTTTGGGCTCCGCCGTCGGCACGGTGCCCGTCGAGGACCGCCAGATCTCGCTGCGCCACGACCTCGTCGTCCCCGGCGTCCGCCTCGAGGTCGAGACGACGACGGACACTCCGTCCGGATCTCTGCGCGTCCTGACGTTCCAGGAGGCTGGCGACGCCGACGCGCTCGGCGCCGTCTGGGCTACGGTGCCGTTGTCCGGGGGCCAGACGTCCCGGACCAAGTCAGAGCTCGACGTCGTCACCGAGCCCGTGCCCGACCCGCTCGACGACGCCGCATGGTGGATCGCGCGCCATCCCCGCCTGCGCGGCATCGCCGAAGTGGATTTGTCGTTCATTCAGACCACGCGAAGCTTTGTCGATCCGGCGGACTACCCCCGAATCAGCCTCACGCCGCTGGCCGACCTGGAGGGGCATTCGCTGCGCGGCCGCGTGGAGACGTTCCGGGCAACCGTGGACATCGTCAAGCGCGACGAGACGGGCAACGTCCTTACCCAGGAACACGCCGTCCATCTCGACCTCGACCTCGTCACCACCGACGCCAACACGCGCAACTACAGCCGGGTGGACAGCGTCGACTTCGAGGAGGCGGAGACGATCCCCGCCGACTTCGCCGCGCAGTTGTATGCTCGCTGGTCGGTCCTGTACGCCGAGGGCTCGTCCGTGTGGCCGCTGGCGGCCGCGTGGCCGCACCCGGGCGCGCTGATGCACGAGACGCCCCTGCAGCGCGTTTCCGTCTCGGCCAAGGCCATGACGGCATCGGGCACCTACGGTCCGCCCCAGCATCTCAGCGCCTCCGACCTTGCCGCGTTTCTCAACCGCTTTCGCCAGCGCGTCGCGTCCCGGCGCGCGCAAGCCCGCGAAGACGGCAAGCAGCCCGCCGACTCCGTGCGCGACGCCAACGCCGTCGCGCCCGTCAAGGCCGGCGGCCACGCCGACGGAGCCCCGACCAGGACGCGCATGGTGCAGGGCCTCAGCAGCGCCGCCAAGACCATCGACCTCGACCCCGCGCTGCTCGACGACGGCAAGACCGCCAAGCCGCGCGTCATCTCTTTCCTCGACGCCGAAGGCAACCCGGCGCATGCGACGTTTATTGCCACCGCCGACGAGGCCGGCGAAGCCGAGGACCCGTCGGCCCCCGTCCCCGGCGACCCCGACTATCCTCCCCCCTGCGGACACCCCGGCAACGGCGGCGGCGGCGGCGGCGGTTCGGAAGACTTGGCACACCCCGGCGACGAGCCTGGCGGTGGCCCCGGCGTGACAGACACCGACCACCCCGGCGACGAGCCCAGCCCGCCCTCCAGCGGCGACGCCTGCGACTAAGGAGCGACCCCCATGGCTACCACGATCACCTACCACCGCACGACCCGCCACGTCCTCCAGGGGCGCACGCCGATCCCCGTTTCCGTGACGGCCATGGACGCGGCCCTTTCCGCGGCCTACGCCGCCATGGCCGCCGCCGCGTGGCGCCCCGCGTCGTCGCTGACTTCCAATCTTCCGCGGCACGACTGGCAGCAGACCGGAACTTCCGACGCCTACGACGCCTATGCGTACTGCGGCGACTACGACACCGACCTCCGCACCCAGCACGCCTACATGGGCGCCGTCGACTACTGCCTCAAGACCCCCACGTCCGCCTCCGCGAAGAACATCGTCTCGGTGCAGGCCACGCTGCATGGAGACCGCTGGCTGGCAGACGGCGCCAAGGTGTCGGTCATCCCCTCGGCGAGCGCCACGCCCCCCACGTGGGCACAGGTGCTCGCTGCGACGACTCAGAGCGCCGCCGTCATGGCCGTCGTCCCCGGCAACACCGGCCCCGACAGCACCTACGCACTGGACATCGACCTGCCCGCCTTGACCAACGTCACGGCCTACATCCACGTGGTGCTGCGCCTTGCCAGCTATGCCACCCGCCGCGGCGCGTGGATCGAGGGCGGCGCGATGCTCGATGCCTCGACGCTGCAAGTGGAATATACCGGCACAGTCACCGCCGACGCGGCGGAGAGCATCGGTGCCGTGTCGCTCCTGTCGGCTGCCTCATGGCTGCCCAACGAAGATGCGGGTTTTTTAAAGTGCATCAGCTCACTGGGCTATGCTCCGTACATGTCGCTGGTCGCGACGGCTGCGGAGTGGCGTGCAGTGATGTACGACTATACGTTTGGTAGCGCCCAGTCCAGGGGGGATGATTACACGGTCGGAGCGACAATCTTCAGCTCCGGGGCGGGTTACAATAACGCGCGGGTTTTCGGACGTGCGTTCACTCGGAGTTTCTATTTCTACCGCACGTGTTCGGTGTTGGGCGTGTCGTGGGCTACGGCATTCGCGCCGGCATCGGGCAGCCCTTTCTCGTATCGCCTCACGGCATACGCTCTAGGGCAGGTCTACAGCTCCGGAGGGTATCGCATCAATCCAAGCCCGTCATACATGCATTACAACAGCGCGGATGACGGAGCCTGGGCACTGTTGGATGGCCGCGCTTCGGAGATTTCCACGAAGGCCGTCACTGGCTTTACGTCTCCCGTTCGCACGTATTCCGTACTGGCGTCCGCGTCGGTGGAGGTGCTGCCTGGCACGTCGGTGTCGTCCCTGCCCTTGACCGTGCCCGATGCGGATACCCTGACGTGTCTGGTAATTGCGACTCCATTGCGCATGCTGAGCCTACCCGGAACCGGGATTGGAGATTATGTGACGACGTGGAATCAGGGCGTCGTGAGTGCGACCGTGCGGTAGTCTAAAAATGAAAGGGAGGCGTCATGCCTAGTCTTACACTGAATGTGTCTGCGGTTCATGAGGCGGCAGGCGGGAGCCTGGCGCTCGCGACGGGCAATCTGGTCGTCGCGGATTTGCTCGAGTCCTCGGTGAGGGCCAATCTCGAGTTTGACACTCCGGAAACGCCCAAGGCCATACCCTCCGATGCCATTGGCGACCCCGACATGCTGGTCGTCTGGCATTCGGCTGGCTCGGGCGGGATTGAGTTGGGATACATGGTGGACGCCGCTTTCGTGTCGTCCGGCCAAACCGTGCGCCCTGGTCGGTGCCTGATCGTGGACCTCACGGGATTTACTGGGGAGCCGTACGCGCAGATGGCCGCCGACGGCTCCGGAGCCACCATCAGCTGTCTGCTTCTCCGCAAACCGACGCCACTGTAGCCCGTGCCTATCCCGGTTCTCCGATGCGTCGTCCATGCAGGTTGTGTTGTACCTGCGTCATTCTGTGTCAATCCGTCTGGCGTGATACTGGGCTGCAACGAAGCGTGGCAATGAACGATGTCCACCCAATCCCGCACCTCCGCCCGGCCAACCAAGGCGAGGACCTTGTTGGTGGCCAGATCAAACGGGTGCAATGCCAATCCGAAGTCGGGATGCTCGACGAGCGGGAAGAAGCGGAAGGCGCTGTCCTGCACCCACTGCAAGATCACTCCGTCCGCGCCCATCCTCACCTCGGCTTCCACGAATGTCGGGAACTCGCGAAGCGACCGCACGTCGTGGCCATCGCGCAAGAGAGCCTGACGGTCGGCCGCCCAAGAAGCGAGAACAGCGTCCGCGGCGTCGTGAAACAAATCAACATCGTGCGAGACGCGGGGTGCCGCCAGCAGTTCGTTGAGGGCGGCGCCTCCGGCAACATACTGCTCTCCGCGCGAAACGCGTTCCGCCGCCAGAAGGCGGCATACGCGGCGTTGGTAGGCGGTTAGAGACATTTCTGCAGTTTCCGGGCGAGCACGAAGGTGGCGCGGTCCCCATGCCGGGCCATGAGCAGCAAGCACCGAGCCAAGTCGTCTCGTGTTTCGGGTACCAGATCGCCACGGATAAACCAACCGCAGCGCAGCCGGTTGCGTTCCCAGAGCGCCTGAATTTCCTTCCGGACGTCCGCCGGGGCGGCATCCGGGCTCGTAAGCGATGAACCTTCCATGACACGACGCAGTGTACCGCAAGTCGGTTTCGCGGACAAGCACGGTCCCTCGGCGCCGCGTATTCGGTCGACCGGGGTGTGCGCGTTATAGCGGAAGAGGGATCGCATGAGTGTGCGGCAAGCTCTTGCCGCTTTCCCACGGGGCGAGCTCTCGCCCCGACAGAAAGAGCCCAAAGACAGCCCGAGGTGCCGGCCGCAAGAGCTTGCGGCCTTCCATAGCGGCGAGAGCTCGCCGCACACGAATCGCCCGCCGATTTGCCAACTCCGTGCGCGATTCCGAGGCGGCAGCGCTTTCTTCCGCCTCTTGGCGCGAACCGACGGTTATCACCTCGGTCGGCACGAACTCGACGAAGCCGCCGCCAGTTCAGCGTACCGTCGCGCGACGCGGTCGAGTTCCACGGCGAAGCGTTCTGGATCGAGGCTCGCGTGTTCCTCCAGGAAACGACGCGGGCCGAACGCGGCGACACGGGCGCGGACGGCGTCGTCGGGCGCGAACGTGCTGCCCCGCTCGTCGGGCGCGGCAAAACAGAGCGCGGCGGCGAGCGCATCGCAGAGATGCGAGGTGTCGCCGCCCGTTTCCGCGACGAGGCGCAGCGCGCCCGCGAAGCGGTCGTCCGGCCCGAGCTTCCGCGCGAGGTCGCGCCCGACGCGGAACACCGTGTCGCCCAGAGCCCGGTTGGCGAACCGCCGCAGCAGGTCGGCGACATGGTCCGCCATGCCCTGCGCGTCGAACTCGTCCGGGTACCGCTTCCGCAACGCCGCGGCGGCGGCCTCCATGGTGCCGCGGGTCGCCCGCGCGACGGTCGGGTCGGCCATCGCGTCGCAGATCAGGCCATGACCCCGCAGGAACCCCTCGCAGGCACAGACGGCGTGCCCGAGGTTGTGGACGTACAGCTTGCGTTCGACGTAGGCCTGGAAGTTGGCCCTGAACACCAGTCCCGGCACGTCCGGGCGTGGGCCGACGAAGGCCTGGCCGTCCGCGACGATCTGGTTGTAGGCCTCGCCCCAGACTTCCAGCGGATCGCGATCGCGCACCTCCGCCAGCATGATCGGCACCATCTTGCCGATGCTGGTTGCCACCAAGCCGACCCGCTCGTCGAGCGGGAAATCCGGCCCGAGTTCGCGCGCCAGCGTCGCGCGCGCCAAGGCCGCGACGCCGTGCAGATTCTCGCAGAAAAGAATCGAGACCGGACGCGAACGCCGCGCCAAGCCGCGGGCCATGCCCTTGAGGACCGCGGGCAGGACGGCGGCGCCGACCGACGTGCCCAGGAGGTCCGCTCGCGCGACCGCGTCCGCAACGCCCTCGGCGTCCTGGGCCGCAAGGCCGTCTACGTGGGCGACCTCGACGGTGTCGGGCGTGCCGGGGGGCAACGTGTCCCTGACGAGGACGCGGTAACCGCGCCGTTCCCGAAGGGCCTGGACGACGCGGGCGTCGGCGTCGACGAACAGCACGTCGTAGCCGCCCTGCGTGAAGAGCGTGCCGACGAGCGACCGGCCGATGTTGCCGGCGCCAAAGTGGACGAGGAGGGGACGTTGCATGGAGGGAGCGTGGCTGGGGGGCGGAAGCAGTCCGCCGAACACTATGATCGAGTCTGGTAGGATGCCGCAAAGTCGCACGTACTCTACCATGAGCCCATGGGCGACGCAAGAGTCACACCGCCGTTGCTGGCGCGGCTGTCGTTCCCCGGGTGTTCGGCATTTCAGCCCTTGCCCCGTTCACGGCAGCACCCCGGCACCGGCCGCATCTCCCTTTGCGCCTGCGCCCGACAGGCTGCCGGGCGGTTGTTCCACACCTCTAGAGGTGTGGAACACGCTTCCACGAGAGTTGACCCGC